TTTTCCACTGACTAACCTGTACTCCACCGCTTGTAAAGGTGCCTGGATTAGCAATATTGCCTTTTAAACCATCGGTAATGTTGTAATACTGTGCGCTGCCATCATCTTTAAAGGCAACTAAATAATCTTTTAAACCAATATTGACGGCGTTTAAATAAGTTACATTGGCAGAAAAAGCCACGTTATTGCCTAAAGAGTCAACAACAATTCTGCGTTGACCAGTAATTTTCATATTACCGTCACCGATTGGCTGGGCGTTTTCTAGCCAAGCAAACTCATCTTCTTTGATTGCGGTGCGGTTAGCCTTCGTGTTTACGCCAGTAAACCGTTTTAAGACCGCATAGTTCTTTACCTGTTCTGGGCTTGCCATATTACATCACAGGTAAATAAGGGTTAGACATCCTTCTAGTGTAGGTGGTAGCTTGAGCAGCTTGTACTTGTTTGATGTACTGCTGTTGGAAAATCTCGGCTTCACCAAAACTTTGTTCTTTAAATTTAGCCTTGTAACAAGCGTAATAAGCTACAGGGCGTGTGTATGGGTCATTTAGAGCCAAGTCAACATCAGAGGTATTTACTAATGGATTTGGCAAAGTGACGGAATCTACCTCTAATGTATATACCTGGTCTGGAATAGGAGACAGATAAATCTGTTGTTGACCGTAAACGCTAAAACAAACAGGCTGACCTACGTAGTTTTGCCAATAACGCAACTCAGCATTAAATTGAGTCCAAGGTTTATACAATAAGGGATAACGAGTATTACCCCAATAAATGTTGACGTTTAGAACATCAAGGGTATTAATTCCTTGTGGCAAAGATGCGTAAGGAATTTGCTCTACATTTCCTGCGTACTGTAGCGTTACAGTCCCGTTAGTAAACGGTGTAGATGGAGGGTATGTATTTTGTGCAACGCCAGTATTCCCGGGATAAGGGGGCGGTGTAGTATTAAAAGTACCACCAGTAACAACGTAGTAAGTGTAAATATTCCAAAAAATATAACTGCCAGTAGTTGCAGTGCCACCCGAAGTCCATTGAACAGGAGGTGAGGTTGATGTGGGTACAGATGGGTTCGCTGGTACCTGAGTAACTTGGAGCGTGCGAGTACAGCCAGTGTCCCTAGCCGTTCTTTCCCGTGCATCGTTGATGTAATCGGTTAATTCTTGGGTCGAGTAAAATACCCCATTGGCGTCATGCAATAGTCTCTGACATTCAGTAATGTAAGTTTGGAGCGTTGCTTGCGCCATGTTTTATCCATAATTAAGCGGCTTTAAGGACTTTTCCCCCTGCCTTCTTTGCAGTCGGCAAGGGTACTCTCTCCACCACCGGGGGTAACGAATGGTTCTTTACTTTTGGAGGCTCAGTAGTTATTTCAAACTTACTCAGCTTTTCCAATCCTTCTGGTATGTCGTTCAGCGTAGCTGCCCACCCTAAACGAGCTAAATAGGGCGCCTTATTAAGCGCTTCATGTCCTAAGACATTTACTGCAAAATGCACCGGAACCTCTACGGTTTTACCCGGCTCTATTACATAAGGCTTACCATCCCAACTATCTGTCAGGATGGTATCACCATGGTTTGTTACATACAAACTTGTCATTAGAACGCTACAACGTCACCGTAAACGGCAATGGTAACAGTGTTATTGTTACCGCTTGCTGCTGAAACGTTGACATATAACGCTTGGGTTGTATACCCAGTAACAGCAGTAGTGGTGCTATAAGGCGAAGCAATAGTTAAGTCTTGGTACTTACCTGTTGCAGTCAAATTACCTAAATTAGTCGTTGAAACAACGGCGTTTGCACCATCATTTGTAGTGCTAATTGAGATATTTGCAGAAGCTACAGAACCAGAAGGATTGTTTACAGTTACTCTGCGAACAATTACGCTTCCAGAACCAAGTGCTGCGCCAGCATTAGTCAAGCCACCGCTTAAAAGAGGGATGGTAATTACTGCATTACCAGCCGTATTTAAAGCAGTAGCTTGGACAACACCAATACGACCATTCCCAAACGAGTCTAGGTAAAACTGTGAGACTGAATCAGGATTAGCCATTTATTACTCCTTAACTTGCGTTATAAGTGCCAGAAACGTTCTGACCACCGTCAACAACCAATACAGTAACTGTAGTGTTGGTAGTTGCGTTAGCAAATACGTTTACGCCATCAGAAATAACAACACCACCAGAGTTAGCTGGGTACAAAGGTGACACTGCGGAAACAGCGTTGTTTGTAACACCAGTTGTAACGTTGATGGTAACGTTAGCCGTGCTTGGGAACAAATATGTGCCAGCAGGGATTACGTTAACAGTTGTGTTAGCGCCTGAAGTTGTTGCTGTGATGTTTGCAAATTGAAAATACGCACCAGGTGTATTCGCAACGGCATTAGCAAGAATGATTTTATTTAGTGCGAGTGACATATTCTATCTCCTTAGATATTCAAAGAGTTGTAGTTAGTCACTTTGGTCATTGACTTAGGCTTGGTGCTTACCAATTCGGCAATCATCAAGACAGCGCCAACATAACCAATCTGCCAGTTAGGTAATGTGCTTTCAAATCCTGTGAACACGAAAGAACCTTGGTCATGGATATACAGACTGAGGTAGTTAGAGTTCAGGAAGTAAACAGTACCTTCTGGGCAATATGGGTCTGGATAGATTGGAACACCAGCGACCATCAATGCACGGAAAGCTGCTTGAGGACCGTTGGAATCAGAATCAAATCCATTACCTGGAGTGATAACGTATTGCTCTTGACCGACATAATCTTGTGCCAATAAGGTCCAAGTACCAAAACCGCAAACGCCGAAAGTTGGAACTTCAGCGCCTTTCTTAACAGTACCAGAAATGTACTGAAGAATGTTTTGACGGGTTGGGTTGACGTTACCAGCGTTGTAAACCTTAGACTGCCACCATGTGTAGGTCTGACGGTTAATGTTACCGTAGGTAGCTACAGTAGAACCATCATCCACAGCTGCTGGCAAGCCGATAAATTGTTGCTGATTGGTTGTGTTGTTGTACAACGCAGTTGCCATCGCATCCATCATAACGTTTGTAGCATCGTTCATACGAGCTTCAATCAATGGAATAATTGCGTGGTCTTGCTGTACTGCACCTTCCATACCGAGAAACGGTACAGGGGCAATCATCAACTTGAGGTTAAATTCAGCGTTATATGCACCTTGCTGTACTGAAGGCTGGTTGAAAGAACCAGAGTAATCAGACCACTGTGCATTAACGAATTGTGAACCCTGAACGGGAACGGTTACTTGGGACACACCACCCGTAGCTTGTTGACTGTTAGCAATCAAGGCTGCCATGAGGGGAGTGCTGTTGTAAAGCTGGACGACCAGTTTAGGAATAAACGCACGTCTTGTAACGTAGGTTAACTCGGTATACTGCGAGGTACCAGCTGCTGGTAGGATTCCACCACCAATAGCCATAATGCTCTCCTTAAAAAACTATCAAATTGCCTTGATGCTATCTCGGCACCCACCCCCTAAAACTACTCAGAACCCAATAGGACGATTCTTCCTAAGTTCTGCTAATGCTTCACTTGCTGCATCCCTAGCTGCGCTTACAGGGTTTTTAGCAAATTTACTTAAATCCCAGTTATTGTTTTTCATCACGTTGGGATTGTAACCAGTTGGAGTTGGAGTAGCTGCTTGTTGCATCCACTTCCAATACTCCGCTGCTGTTTCATGATTAGGGATGCCTTTTTCTAGCATCACTTTTTCAATCTCAGCAATATCTTCATCAGACTGCGCTAAACCCTTTTTCATCAAAGAACTACGTCTTTTTTCCAAATCGTCCAGTGCTTCTTTTTCCCGTAACTTGGCTCTGATTTGCTCATTTTCTTGTCGCATTTGTGACACGACAGAATTGGTTTGCTCTTCAATTTCCAATTCAGGGATTGGTAAATCTGGTTTTACTTTCTTTGTCATACGCAAAAAATCTTTGCGTGTGGCTGGGTTTTCTGCAAGACTGCGAGCCAAACTGGCTAGTTCGTCACGTGCTTCAAAACTTAAATCTTCTAAAGACATAATCTACCCCCTTATTTACTTAAATTACTTTTTTGCCAT